CTACCAGATTCGCTCTCGGTAAAGCCACAGGTACGAAATTAGCGCCTGAGAGACCCACAGAAGCCAAAAAGCCCACCACAGAGGGAGTTGAGCCTTGGACTGAGCCAATTGAAAGACCTGGTGAAGTAACAGGACGCCGCCGTGTAGAGATTCTGCCCAGGAAAGCTGAAATCATAGAAGGAATTGATGAGGCTATCAAAAAAGCACCGGAAACTAAAGACTACGACCAGACCGAAAAACCAACAGTCCACTTTGAGATAGATGGCGGTGCAAACATTCAAAACAACAAAGATGCCTTAAAGCAATTCCGGCAGCGTGTAGCCAAACTACCTGAAACCGAGTTATGGCCGAAGGCAGCCACACGTAAAGTCGGTAAGAAAAAGCCCATCGCCGCAACAAGAGAAAAAATTGGTGAACTCGTAAAAGCACCGGAAGGCTGGTTCACTGATGGCCGTATCTTAGTAAAAGGAAAGCCGCCAGCTAAAGCCAAACGAGTCGAAGATTGGGAAAAACGAACGCCAGTAAAGATAGACGATATTATCCACGCACCAACAGAACCCGCGGAGTTTCAGCATTATGCGGTCAAAGACCCCGCTTACGGAGAGGGCATATCAGAAAGACCAGTACCACACATCGAGGAACCTGGAACAAGAGGGCCGATTGCTGTCTTTAAGTCTGGTGGTAAATACTTCGTCTATGACCAGGATGTGTATAATTTGCTTCGCAACAGATACCCCGATGCCGAATACGGTGTTAAAGCGGACACAGGATTGTTGGTTGCCTATATGGGCAGGGATAATCCGGTTGCAGCTATGATGGGTATTACCATTGACGAAGCTGAAGGCCCAGGGCTGGCTGAGCCACCTGTGAAATTACAACCTTTGCCGAAAGAGGTTGAACCCAAAGCACAAGAGAAGATTGAACCACTGAAAACCTATCACGCCGAAGTTGAACTGCCGAACAAAGAAAAGGCCACGTTTGATTATCAGTACATCAAATACCCAAAGACCGGCCAGCACGAATACGGATTCAACTTCCACAATAAAACCATAGGTCATCCAAACACAGGGATAATACATCACAGTGCTAAAGCCGCAGAGGTTGACGTTGCCGGTGGGCCGATAGAGTATGCGAGGCAATGGGCGGCAAAGCGATATGCAGAAGTACGCAGCGTTAGACCAAAAGCCCCGGCCGCAGAGGAAGTCAAGGCCAAAGAGCCGCAGCAATTGTACGATGAGCTTATTGCCAAGTGGGGAGACGATGCTGTTACTGAAGCCCAGGAGTTCTTATCCGATGAAGATGATACCTATCAGGACATAGATGCCAAATTCTTTGACCTGGACTCGGAAGGTAAAGGCGGGACGGAACAAGCAAAAGCATTAGAGCGACAACTGCTTAGAATGGTCGGTGATTACCTGTCGGCAAAGCCCAAAAAGCCTGCTGCAAAAATGCCGGAACACACAAGAACGGAAGAACCCTCTGAGTTTATCCCGCCAACGAAACCAAAACTCTCTTTTGATGATTTAATACCCAGGCCAGCGGATGTCAAACATATCAAGAACGTGGTTGTCGATACGTTTCGGGATTGGCCCAAAGGGATTAAGAAAGTAGGCAAAGACTATTGGACTGAGGTTATGGCAGTAGCAAAACAGTTGGCCACGCCCTACCGCTATAAAGCTCTACGGCAAACAATGCTCGGAGTGTTCCGGCATAAGAAAAAGCCCGTGCCGCAAGTCGTAGGTATCGAGGTTCAGGATGTAACCGATGCTCTTACCGCCACACACGAACTCGGTCATAATATTGATTGGTTGTTGAACAACAAGGTTTTCCCAAGCTCCATAAAAGGCCGATTCCCAAGTGCTACTGTCGGAGAGATGGCGTTAAGAAACGAATTAAAGAAAATATCGAAGGTTCTGCGTCCTGATATGTGGGAAAGGCCAAAACCGTATATCAAAAGTCATCCTGAGTTGATGGCTGATTACATTTCGCACTATATCCTTGACCCTGAAAAGACTAAGGAGCTTGCCCCTAACCTTACCAGGGCTTTCGAGGCAAAGCTGGCTGCAAAGCCAGATTTATTCGAGACCATTTCACGATTGCAGGAGAGCAGATACACGGGGCCGGTCGAACCTGCGGTTGCCAGGCATATCAGAGAAGATTTCCCCATACCTAAAGAGTTTAAGCCTTTGCAGTTGCTTGTTGATATGACCGACAAGGATTATGTCAAGGCAGCGGAAGACCTCGGCATAACAGCGGTACGCCATTATAAGCTGCTCATACAACGTGCGCAGAAGGAAGCCGACAGGATAGATGAGTTGGTTCCAAACAAAGCACGTCAAACCGACCTTGTGGTTGTAGCTGAGAACGGCTCTAATAATCCCTGGACTGGCAAGACAAGGCAGGAAATTCTCAAAGAAGGAATTACCCCAAAGGAACGCAAAGCAATAAACCTATTCCGGGCATACCAAGAGAAGGCCCGACAGACAGTAAACAAATACTTGCGGGGTGCTGATATTGCTGAGTATATCAAGTTCATCGAGGATTACTTCATCCACGCTTACGAAACTCCTTTGACCGAGAAATACAAAACCGCTATTGCAAGATGGGCGAAGCGATCCCCGCAAGCCAAAAAGAGAGTCCTGCCCGATTTAGCTAAGTCGGTCGAAATAGGATTGAAACCAAGAGCCAAGACGTTGAGTGATGGTTTAAGACTATGGGCAGGTATCAACTATCGGGTAATGACAAATAAAGCCTTTTTGAGAGTCCTGCCACAGATTACTAATGATGATGGTGTCAGCGTCCTGCAGAAGCCCCAGGATTATCCCAATTGGCCAACTGTTGATTACTGGCCTATCCGTCAAAATTACGCAGTACCACTATCAAACCGAGGTGTTCTCTTGTTTCAAGGCCGTGTCGCTGTTGACCCGCGAGTTAAGCCGTTCATCGATGCAATGTTCGGACGAAAGGTGTTCAATACTCCCGTGCGAATCATCGAGGCTCTAAACGCTACTTGGAAAGCGTTTGAATTGACGCTCTTTAGTTTCTTTCATCACCAAGCCGAGTTTTTCTCTGCGGTGGGCGCGCTGGGGCCGAGGGCATTGCCTTTTGTTGGTGGTTACTATGGCAAGCGAGCGCAGGCTTTCGGCAAAAAGAAACTGTTCGGTTTCTTGCCTGAACACATTAGCGTTTTGAAAGCTGGCAGGGAATTGGAAAAAGTCCCCGAATTTATGGATGACTACCTGGCCCACGGGGGACAACGAGGCTACATATCCACCGAGGGAATCAATTTGATAGAGAGAATGTTAAAACGTGCAGCCGATTATCTTGAGAACATAATCCAGTACAGGCCAACCACACCCTTAACAGGGGTTTATGCTGCTACCTATGTCCCTGTGAAAACTGCTCAAGCTGCGTATTCTTTTCACCAGAAACTTCTTTGGGATAATGTGAATCGAGCCAAGCTTGTTAGCTACTATAAGATTGTAGCTGACGGTGCTAAACATAGCAACCTGCCGATTAAGGACGTAAAAGAGATAGCAGTAAAATATATCAATGACAACTTCGGCGGGCAGGAGTGGCTCAATACGATGTTCAGAAACCGAAAGACAAGGCAGTTCTGGACGCAACTTATGATGAGTCTCGACTGGACTTGGAGTCAGATAAAGACTGCTCGATGGCCTTTTGGTATCGGAGAAAAAGGCAAAGAGAGACGAGCGTTTATGCGAAAAATCGGGCGACATCACTGGTTCTGGTACTTGGCTGCGATTTCCGGCTTTACCATTGCCGGTAGTTATGCCCTCACTGGCAAAGGCCCAGAGGATAACGAAACAGGACACAAGTTCGATATTGACTGGACGAAGATATGGCGGTCGTTACCTTGGAACAAGGACTGGAAAGCACGAGGCGATTACAACAGACGCTATACAGCTTTAGGCAAGGCTGGACGCGAGCTGACCCGGTGGGTAACTTCTCCCTTGAAGGCGTTTGGGTATAAGCTCTCACCTGTAGCAAGGAGTACGTTTGAGCAGACCACAGGCTACAATGTTGGCAGTAATTGGCCTGAACCCTGGGCAAGAGAAGATTTAGAGCTTTACCAAGAACTATACGCTCGATTCAAGCACCTGATGGCAAACTTCAAACCATTCGCCTTCAGTGGCAATAATGCCTTTCTGGCCTTCCCTTCAAGAAAAGGTATGACACAGTGGAAAGCAACCCGCGCATACGAGGATATATATAAAGCCAGAGCCAGAATCGCTATGGGTGGTATAGGCGGCAAGTTCGCCAAAGCAAACCAACTCCTGAAGAAAGATGAACAGAAACTAAGAGCCGAGATTGCTGAGGCCGCTAAATTGAACAACGTGGATGCAAGCCAAGCGGACAGAGCAGCGTTGGCAGGTGTCCGAAGTAAATACTATCGCATGTTCTGGGAAGGGACAAAGATGCCGGAGAAAACGGCGGTGAAAGCCTGTAATGCTTACGCAAACGCCTTACTTGAACTTGGTGTTACACCCAAAGGCTTTAAGCAATCGTTGAGGTATAGAAGCCAAGAACTACCGGAAAGGTCGAAAGAACTTGGGATACAGACTTTCCACGATGCAGCGGTTAGGGAGTAACTGAAAATGGCAAAAAAGAAAAAGACTAAACCTTTAAAAAACCCTACCAAACAGGGAACAACTAAGAAATCCAATAAAACCCGTAAACCGTCTGTCAAACAGACGGAAAGAGACGCTAAAGGCCATTTTATTAAGGGAAATAAAGAAGGTAACAGGTTTGAATCTGGCGAGTCTGGAAATCCCAACGGCCCACCCAAACGCAGGACGCAATTATGGGTTTGGTTCTGTAAGTATATGGATATGACTGATGCTGAGCTCAAGAAGCTGGACACGAAGAAATTGACCCAGGCCCAACAGTCCGCTTTGAAGCTGGTTGAGAATATGAAATACGGCAAGAACTCAGGTTCCGAGTGTCTTGCAAGGCACGTCTTCGACCGCGAAGAGGGAAAACCTGTGGAACATCTTATCATCGGAAACGATGAAACACTAACTGACGATGAGTGCGATGAAGTGAGAGAAGAATTGCTCAAAAATGCTGACAAATAAGCAAATACGAAATATTGGTAAGAAGATTCTGTTGTATCGGTCTTTACCTGCCCCGAAAGACTTTCACAAGAGCCTGGCAAAGAACCGATGGCTTTGTGGCGGTAATCGTTCCGGCAAGTCCGAAGGGAATATCGGCTTTGACTTATGCTCTTTTGCCCTGGGAGTTCACCCGCATCGCAAAACTCCGAAGAACGCTACTATATGGGCCGCAGCCAACTCCTGGCCGCTTGTTGGTAAGCTACTTTGGAATGAGAAGATAAAGTCTTATCTTCCAGGCTCACAGATACAATCTTTTAGCTGGCATAACAAAAACGCGGAGATACCCGCTGAGTTGCGTTTAGTGAACGGTAATCGAATAGAGTTCAAGGCTTATGAACAGGGACGAAAGGCGTTTGAAGGGTGGGCGATTGACGCTTTCTATGGCGATGAGCAATGTAAGTCTGATAGTGAGGGAATCTGGCAGGAAGTACAAGCCCGGCTAATGGATAAAAACGGTTTCTCTGCCCAGAGTATGACACCTATTATCCCGCAAGCATGGCTTGAGGAAAGAATCGAAGGCTTGCCCGAAACTGATAATGTTTTCTATGCCGACCTGAACGATAACCGAAAGAGCCGGGGCGGTTATATAGACGACACCGAAATTGACTTTATGATTAGCCAGTGGCCTGCCGAGGTTCAACAGACCCGGATTAAGGGTTATTTTGCCGCTTTTGCCGGTGCTGTTTACAAGACTTTCCGCAGAGACACGCACGTTATCAAACCCTTTGAGATACCTAAAGAATGGCCCCGATACAGAGTGATTGACTGGGGCTTCAACAATCCGTTTGCGTGTTTGTGGCTGGCAAGAGACCCGGACCGCCGATGGTATGTGTACGCTGAACACTATCAAGCGAGAGAGACGCTGGCTTACCACGCCGAGAGGATTAAGCAGATAAGCAGGGCTGAGAAATACCGTACAACCTGGGCCGACCACGATGCACAGGACAGGCATGAGTTCAAGACGCTGGGAATCCCAACGATGCCGGCCAAAAAGGATATACATTTGGGAATCGAGGCTGTGCAGGCGGCTTTGAAGGTTCAGGGTGATGGCAAGCCCAGACTGTTTATTTTCAAAAAGTGTACCCACACAATCAAAGAAATGACCGGCTATAAGTGGGCGGAAGGTACGGAGAGAAAAGACCCAACCGACATGCCCCTGGAAGTTAACGACCATTGCCCGGATTGTGTTCGGTATGGAATCTATGGAGTTGAAGGGGATTTCTACTTCTCGGAAAAGCATTTGTTATAGGAAACGGAATATGGATACTAAGACAGCAGAATTAGGTTATGATTTTAGTCGTAAAGAGCTAAAACAGCAATGCAAAATCATTTACGGCGGTGTGTCGTGGCCAGGTGAGCGGATGGGGTTTGCTGTTGTTGTTGGCATGGACAAATCACCTCATTTCGACAGCCACGATATTTACTTACTTGATGAATATGAGAATTGGGATATGTGGAAGCTCGTAAAACAAATCATATACTTGAAATTCAAATACAAAACTGACAAGTGGGTGGGGGATAATAAATGCCAGGCCGCCGACCGTCTAATAAAAAAGAGGAACGCCGAGCTTTCTCAAAATGGCAGGACTCAGCAGTTAGAACCGTTTTCAATTTGCCCGACACCAATACTCATGGCTGATAGCCCTACGGATCGCCCTTACTATTCTATGCTCTCTGAAATCAGAGAGCTATTGGACGAAGACCAGTTGGAACTGAAAGACAGCAAG